CTGGCTCGCCGCGCGTAACATCGGGATGCACCACGCCGAGGGGTGGTGCGTACTGACCGACATGGACCACGTCGTTACGTGGAAGACGATGCATCAGCTCGTTGCCGGGATCCATGACCCGAACGTGATCTATCGCTTCAGCCGGCGCGAGCACACGGGGGCGCAGATACATCCGCACCCGAACTCGATGCTGATGACACGCGAAATGTTCTGGCGAGTCGGTGGATACGACGAGGCGCTATCGGGTCACTACGGCACAGACGGCGACTGGCGCAGAAGGTGCGCCGCGACGGCGAAGGTACTGACGCTGCGCGAGGAGCTTGTTCGCTACGAGTACGTCGGCGATAGCTCGACGATCGACTACAAGCGCAAGCAGCCGGAAGATGCCGGTAAGAAAGCGATCATCGCTCGGCGCGGCAGGGGGTGGCGGCCCAAGACCCTGTCGTTCCCGTATCACGAGGAAGAGGTATGATCGACGTCGTCGTTTGGAAGTGGTTCAGGGCGGGCTACAGGTCGAAGTTCGACCACAACGCCGTGAACGTCATGCGCAGCATGTTCGATAGACACCTGCATCTGCCGCACAGGTTCACGTGTATCACCGACGATCCTGCGGGGATCGACGGATCGATTCGCATCATCGACATCAGGTCGCTCCCATCATATCGGTGGATGAACGTACCGAACCCGTCGAGCCCGGCGAATCCGAGCTGCTACGTCCGCTTGTTCATGTTCTCCGCCGAAGCGCGCGACGTGATTGGTGAGAGGATCGTCAGCTGCGATCTCGACATGGTGCTGACTGACGACGTCACGCCGCTCTTCGATCGTGACGACGACTTTGTCATCTGGGGAGGCCAGACGGTACAGCCCAGGTCGGCGACCGTGTACAACTGGTTTAACGGCTCGCTGATGATGATCCGCGCGGGCACGCGGACGAAGGTCTGGACCGAGTTCGACCCGGCGAAGTCACCTGCTCAAGCCCACGCCGCCGGGTGCCGGGGCAGCGATCAGGGGTGGATAGCGTACAGTCTCGGGCGCCAGGAGCATCTCTGGGGAGCGCAAGACGGGGTATATTCCTACCGCAACCACGTCCTGCCGGGCGGTGGCCGGCTCCCGAAGGGGGCGCGGATCGTGATCTTCCACGGAGTTCACGACCCATGGCACCGCGACGTGCAGGCTCGTCACCCTTGGGTTCGGGAGCACTATCGATGATCAGCGGCTACATCACACTCGACGAGGCGAAAGATCAGGTGTCTATCGAGCACAGCAACTCTGCGCACGACGCCCGTCTCATTCGTCTGATCGACGCCGCTGAGAAATGGGCGACGAACTTTCTGAACGTCGAGTCACTTGCTGATCTCGAAGGCTCGCCGCAGACGTCGCCGCCGTCCACATTCCCCGAGGACGTGAAGAGCGCGATTCTTCTGCACGTCGAAGCTGAGTTCGATCGCGACGAGAGAAACTTCGAGCTGATTCTCAAGCGAGCGGAGCAACTGCTGTGGCCGTACAGAATTGGTCTGGGAGTGTGAGGATGGGCTGCTCCAGGTGCGAGAAGGCTCGAAAGAAACTGCCGAAACCAGTGCGTCAGGCGCTGGAGCGGCTCGAACAGAGGATGCGAGGCAATGCAGTCAGGAAAGCTCCGGCACAGAGTGACGCTGCTCCGACGGGTGGACAACCAGCAACCCGGCGGACAGGTCCAGCATAGCTACGTCCCCTTCGCCGAGGTCTGGGGGAGCGTTCGACCGCTGAGCGGTCGTGAGCTGATCGCTGCGCAGCAGGTCAATTCGGAGATCAACACGGAGATCACGATTCGGTTTCGCAACGATGTCGACGAAACGTGTCGGGCCCAGCACATCATCAACCACGATGTCAGCCCGCCATGGTTCGACGCGTATGACATCCTGGCGGTCATGCCTGACCCGAAGACGAATCGCAGGGAGCTCCGACTCGCCTGCGTGAAACGAACCGCGGAGGGTTGGCGTGGGTGAGTATGTCGAAGGCACGAGGGAGCTGACGGAGAAGCTCCGCGAGCTCGCGTCGCCGAAAGAGCAGGCGGCGACGCTCCGCGCTGCCGTGAGCGAGCCTATGAGGGACGTGATGCGTGTCGCCCGATTGAACATCGCCCGCATCTCTCCTGGCAAGCGCCAGATTCACCGGACGTACAGAGGTCGTCTTGTGACCGCCGGCTTCGCCGCTCGCAATCTGCGAATGATCACCAGGATGAGTCGCGATAAGCAGATGGCGCAGTCGGTGCTCGGCGTGCGAAAGGAGGCGTTCTACGCTCTGCAGTTCTTTGAGCTCGGGACGGCGAAGATCCCGAGACAGCCGTGGCTGACGCCGGCGTTCTACCAGTCGCGAGACCGGATGCTTGCGAAGGTTGGCGAGGCTATGAGGAAGCGAATCGAGCGAATCGCTCGCAAGAGAGGCAGATGATGCTGCACATCGGACTAGAGCGGGAGCTCGCCGCGAACACGGCGACGGCGGGTTATCTAGCCGGCGTGGGTGGCGCGCCGAATCGGATCTACCCTCTGGTGATCCCGCAGAAGGTTCCGCGCGGCGCGCAGGTGACACCGTGCGTGTGCTATGAGACCCGCGCCGTCGACAGACAGGTGACGTACTGCGGTGTCAGCGGGCTTGTTCGAACGACGATGCAGCTGGAGTGCTATGCATCTGATTACAACACGGTGAAAGAGGTCGCCCAGGCTGTCCGAGAGGTTCTCAGTGACTTTCGAGGTATGCTTGGTGGTACAGTTGACGTGCGAGCTGCGACCCTAGAAACCGAGTTCGATGTCCAAGACTTCGAACCCGGTCTCTATCGTGTCTCACAGTCCTGGTCTTTCTGGCATGCGGAGTAAACAACGATGGCTTCCGAAGACACTTTGATCGGCAACGATTTTGTCGTTCAGCTCGGCGACGGCAACTCGCCCGAGCAGTTCTTTGACCTGTGCGCAGCGTTCGACTTCGGTGAAGTAGGCGAGGAGAAACCCCTCGTCGACGTCACGTCGTACTGCGATACGGCGCGCGCGTATCGCAACGGCCTCGCCGACGGCGTCGAGATCCCGCTGCAGAACAACTTCATCCCTGGCGACGCGCTCCTTGTGCAGCTCTACGAGGCGTACAAGAGCGACGAGCTCGTCACGATCCGCATCGCGCGGAAGGACGCGACCCCGCCGGAATATTTCGAGTTCAGCGCGACCGTTCGAGCCTGGAACGTTTCGGGTCCGATCGGCGAACGCTCGGTGTTGACCTACACGCTGAAGATCAGCGGCGAGGTCATCTGGGTTCGGCCGCCTCAGGTTCCCTGATCGGGTGCGGCCGATCGTTTTAGCTTCTACGAGGAGACGTCTGTGGATAAAACAAAACTGCTGGGCCTCGCCCAGCTCAGGGATGCCGTGGTCGACGTGGACGGCGAGAAGGTCCGCGTTCGCGAGGTCGGCGCGCTGGAGTTCGCCGAATACGGACAGCTTCTCAAGGCGGATCGGCTCAAGGCCACTGCGACGCTCATCGCCGCGTGCGTCGTCGATGACGACGGCAATCCGGCGTTGACGATCGAGGAGGCGATGACGCTGGCCAGGTCGGCTCGTGTCTCGATGCCGCTCGTCACTGCGATCATGGAGCTGAGCGGATTCGGGGACGACGAAAAAAAGTCTGACGCCGGCTGAGCTCTTCGATTATCGGCTGGCCGCGCTGCTAGGCTACGCCGATATCGACGAGATGAAGCGATCGATGACGCAGCGATCGTATCTCGGCTGGCAGAGGTACTGGGACAAGGAACCGTGGGGGCCGTGGCGCGATAACATCCACACGGCCATCATAGCGCGGGAGGTGCGTCGACCGCAGGTTCGTCGGGGTACGCGCATCCCGCTCGAACAGTTCTTTGTTCGCGACCCAGAGGAGCGGAGACAGGAGGGTATAAACGGATTTTTTAGATTCTTGCAGTCGATAGCGACACAGGTGACAGAGCCCGTGAAGCGGCGACGGGCTCGACGTAAGGAACGAAAATGACAGATCTTGCGAAGCTAGTCGTTAGGCTCGAGGCCCAGACTGCGCAATACATGGCGCAGCTGGACAAGGCCAACAAGCGCCTCGAGAAATTCGACAAGCAGGCCTCTGCCTCTGCATCAGGGATTGCGAAGGGCGTGGCGACGGCGGTCGCGGCGGCGACCACTGCCTTCGCAGCCATGGCCAAGCAGACGGTCGACAACGCCGATAAGTTGTCAAAACTATCGCAGGTGACCGGGCTCTCGACAGAGTCGCTATCTCAACTGCAGTATGTGGCTGACCAGTCCGCTACATCGATCGACGAGATCGCGAAGTCCATGGCGAGGCTTCAGCGGACACAGCTGAACGCTGCGCGAGGACTGGCGACAGCGACGCGAGCGTTCGACGCCATCGGTGTGTCGGTCACAAACGCTGACGGTTCGCTCCGCGACACCGAGGAGGTGATGCTCGACGTCGCCGACAGATTCGAGAAGATCGAGGACGGGGCGGCGAAAGCCGCCATTGCCCAGGAACTGTTCGGAAGGAGCGGCACGAATCTGATTCCGTTCCTGAACCAGGGTCGGGCTGGCATCGAGGCGCTGAAAAAAGAAGCCGACGACTTCGGTCTGACGGTCACAAGCAAGGCTGGCAAGGCGGCTGAGCTGTTCAACGACAACCTCACCCGGATAAACGCGGCGACTAGGGGTCTTGTTAACCGGGTGTCGGAGCAGCTCATTCCTGTATTCGTAGCGATGTCCGACAGGTTCGTTGCTTCTGCCAAGAGCGGCGGCGCGCTGGACGCGGCGGTCAAGGCTCTATCCACGACGCTGAAGTTCCTTGTGTCGACGGGCGTGGCCGTGACTAGCGTGTTCGAGCAGCTGGGCCGCATTATCTACGGCGTGGGGGCGTCGATCGTTAGCCTAGCGAAGGGCGATTTCAAGATCGCCGCTGACGAGATCAAGTCCGCGTTTGCCGAAGCCAGGTCTAACGTCACGGATGACATAGAGACTATCGCTAAGATTTGGAGCGATACTGTTCCGCAGATCGAGGAGTCGGCTGCGAAGATGGGCGACGCTCTCAAAGAGACGCTCATCTTCGACGACGAGACGGCCAAGGACAAGGCGCAGAAGGCTGCCGATGCCGCTCTCGAGCAGATCAAGAAACTCGAGCAGGGACTGCGCCAACAGGTCGAGACGTATGGCATGGGCGAGGGGGCGGTGATTCGGTATCGCCTCGCCCAGGGCGATCTCGCGGACGAGGTGGCACGCGCTGGGAAAGCTGCCGGGCCATACGTGGAGCAGATCATCCGCATGACCGATGAGCTCGAACGACTGAGGAAGGAGACGGAGGAGAGCGAGGCTCTTCAGCGGGAGTGGGTCGCCGCTGTCGAGGAGGGCAGGCGAATCACCGAGCAGATGCGCACGCCTGCGGAGGTGTATGCCGACACGATCGAGCGACTGAATGAACTCCTGGCCGAGGGGCACATCATCCAGGAGACCTACAACAGGGCTGTCGAGGCCGCGCAGGAGACGTTCGACAAGGCCACGAGAGAGCAGAACAAGTTCCTCGAGGAGGCGAATAGGAACGTGCAGAACATCCTCGCCCAGGGGCTCGAGGATGCGCTCGACGGCGGGATCAAGAAAGGCGCGAAGGGAGCCCTGCAGGCGTTCAGCGACATGCTCAAGAAGATGATGATGCAGGCGCTCGCCGCCGACATCGGTAAGTGGCTCTTCGGGGGCGAGGGCATGGGTAGCGGCGGCGGCCGGTCGGGCGGCCGGTTCGGCGCCGCTTTGGGCGCGCTTTTCGGTGGATCGCGGGACGAGGGCGGGCGAGGGCGCCGCGGACGCGCATACATGATCGGCACGGGCGCGCAGCCTGAGCTGTTCGTCCCTGACACGTCGGGCACGTTCATCCCGGCGGGAGAGTGGATGGGCCGATCGCAGAAGGTCACGCAGAATATCTACGTGCAGGGTCGGGTCGACCAGCGCTCGGCTAGACAACTCGAGCTTGAGGCGATGCGTAGGCAGAACGCAGCAGCGTCGAGGTTGGGATAATGTCATTCGTCGAGGCAAGACTTCTGGACTGCGTGGCGTACGGCACGAGCGGCGGCCCGACGTGGCTGACTCGAAAGGTCACGCTGCGTTCGGGCGTCGTTCGCCGGAACCCGCTGCGCTCGCGTCCGCTCTACAGGTTCAACGTCATCTATCGCAATCTGCTACCACGCGATCACATGGAGGTGATCAACGCGTTCAACGCGTGCTTCGGCGGAGTGTATTCGTTTCGCTTGAAAGACTGGTCGGACTTTCAGGCGGTCGACGAGCTGATCCCGGTTCTGGGTACGGGCGCCGAGCAAACGATTCAGCTCTCGAAGGTGTACCAGTTCGGGGATCGCAACGTCGTACGCCCGATTCGGAAGCCCGTGGTCGGCACGGTCGTGATCACGGACGACGGGAACCCGATCGCGGCGACGGTCGACTACACGACCGGCATGGCGACGTTCACAGCCAGCAACGGCGGGATCCTGCGATGGAGCGGCGAGTTCGACGTGCCGGTGATGTTCGAGGACGACGAGCTCTCGTTTACGGGCGATGAGAAGGGCGCCGAAGGCCTGTTTCTCACCTCCGACGTCGCGCTGATGGAGGACATCAGCGTATGAGCCGCAACGTTCCTCTCGCTCTCCAGGAGCACCTCGACCAGCCGGCCACGACGACCACGCGCCTGCTCAAGATCATCTTGCG